AATTATTATCTATATTTATTGTATATAATGACAGATTTAGAAATAACGGACGATAATGTTTATAGATATTTACAATATTCACAAGATTCACAAGATGATAATATTATTGATATTATTTTACATATAGATGATCCAGACTGTACGAGTATAACATTAAATTTTAATGCAAATATTGCAGCAGCAGTAATAGAATTTAAATGCTATTGTCCAATGTTAATAGAATGTCCAGATTTATCCATATTGGCTAACCTTAAATTATTAGAATTCGGTAGCGGTAAATTAGAGAGACTGCACAATAGTATATCAAATATAGAATCTATTGTATTTTTATTTTGTAGTAGAAACCATTTAATTGAATTACCAGACTTATCTAGATTAAGTATGCTTCGAGGAGTTCGATGTGATAGAAATAAATTAAACACATTACCCAATAGCTTATCTGAATTAACAAATCTTAAACTATTTTCGTGTGCTGTGAATAATTTAGATAGATTACCAGATTTATCATCATTAACTAATCTTGAAATATTAGATTGTTATACTAATAATTTAAATACATTACCACAATTACCCAATAGTCTTAAACAATTATATTGTAGTAATAATAAATTAAACACATTGCCTGATTTATCAAATTTATTAGATCTTAATGAACTGAGTTTCGCAAACAATAAGTTATCTGAATTACAAAATTTATCCACATTAACTCATCTTATAGAACTCGATTGTCAGTATAATGATTTGAATGTTTTACCCAATTTACCTGATAGTGTGCGTAAGATTAAAATTTCAATTGATCAAATTGATTTGTTAATAAATGATGATTATACTCCAACTGACGCATTAAACACATTGAATGCTAATTCCGAAATAATAATTAATGATATTCTTGTACAGAAGTTAATTAAAGAACTTCCGCGTGAGAATGAAAATAGACGTAATTTTTATTATGATAAAATTCTAAACGAGGAAAAATATAAAAATATAATAAAAAAATATCACATAAAATTAAATACATTAAAACAAATTCGGAATGTTAATGAAAGTAGTCGGAATGTTAATGAAAGTAGGTTGATAAAATTTAAACAATATGTAGATGGTATTAGAAGTAATCTGAAATTAAGCACAGAAGTATATAAATATAAACCATATGTAAATAGTACTAATCCGATAAATGAGAATGTAGTAGATATGGCATTACTCCTGGCTAGAAAGAATGCGTATGGTGGAAAGAAATCTAAGAAAACAATGAAATCCAAGAAAACCAAGAAAACCAAGAAAACCAATAAAAATAAAAAGCGCAGAAAAAGCGTTAAATTGTAAAACAAAAATAAACATATCATATAATATAAGTTTTATCATATTATATGAAGCAAACAATTCTAAAAATCGGTTAAAAAGTTAACAGTTTTTTGTAAAGAATAAAATATAGAACCAAATAACACGCTTTTCAATAAAATGCCATAAAAATTAATATTGCCATCTGCATTGTATACTGATAAAAATGAAAAATTCTTATAAAACATAGTATTAATCATTGGCATTTGAAAAAAGAAAAATAAAACAGATACCAATAACGGTATTTGTAAGTCATACAGCAATTGGTCTATTGCGTTGGCTTTTTTCTTTTCTTTTTCGTATTTACGGATATTTTCGTCAGTTTCATCTTCATATTGCTTAACATAATCCTTTGTCAGTTTAGGTTTTGGGATATAATTTGGCTGTATTTCTTCATCATTTTGATAATTTGTTTGGTCCATAGGAATATCACGAGAAGGTAAACGCACTTGTGGCATATTTTGCAACATAGCTTGTTGTTCTGGTGGTAAAAATTTTTGTTGTGGGTTTTGTTGTGGGTTTTGTTGTGGGTTTTGTTGTGGGGGCCTTTGTCCATAATTTTGTGTATCCTGTGGTAATGGCATAATATTTGGTTGTATTGAATTACCATATGGGTTTGGATGTACGTTCATTGGTGCATAATTCGTGGTTGGTGGTTTATCAAATGAGTTATTATATCCACCCCCATTGTTTCCACCTTGAAATTGTGCGTTCCCCGGCACCATTTGAACTGTAATATTTTCTGGCAAATCAACGATTCGTGTAGTACCTTCCATTAAATATATATATATATATATACTATACGAATCCATGTTAAAAATAAATATACAACGAATATACAACGAATATACAATTTAACTACTTTCCTCCTAAAATGGATGGCATACTAGGGGGTTTTTCTTTGTCATTCGCTGATACATTAATTATTTTCTTTGTTTTATCGCATTTATCTGGAACCGTAGAATATTTGTAGCATTTTTCGCCATATTTATATATTTTTTCATCGAATTCGCTAATAACTGGCCCATTAAAGACAATACAATCTTTGTCGTTGCATACTTTTCTAAAAAATGTAGCTAATCCTAAACCTAATATTACAGAAATAAAAAAACGACCAAGAGGGGTATTAACTAATCTCTTAACATTAATCATTTTATACTATATGATATGTTAATATAATATAATATATTATTATAACTATACTTGTACTGGAATTTTCGATATTTTTTTTGGATTTTCTGGGCAAGATACCTCTTCTTCGACAATTGAAAAACAAGTATTGGTTATGTCTTTATACTGAAGAATATGTGCATTTTCGTGTGTAGGATATACATAGATTTTACGAGTAGCATCTTGTGTAGTAATATAAACTGCAAAAATACCAATTGCAAAACTAATAATGAATACAGGAATATTTATAAATTTTAACAAATTCATCGCTATAATTTATAATATAGGTTTATTTTTTATTTCGGTCTAGTCTATTTTTTTCCTTTTTTCCCATTTTTCTTTTTCTTGCTCGTTTTTTCTTGATTTGATGGTTGTTTATTATCAGATGATGAAAATGCAGCTACCAATTCTTCATCTGTTAATGGAACACTACTTCTCTGCTGTTGCTCTTCACCTGGCATTCTAAATACATAATTATTTGGAGCAGAACCCTGATCAATAACAACATTTGTAGCGTTTGTAGTCATTTGCATTTGTTGTCGTTTTGCCTCTATTTTACTTCGCATACGTTGTCTCATTTCTTCTTTTTTAGTCATTTGATTTAATGCAGACGTATTAATGCGCATGTTTTTACCCATACCGCCCATACCACCTGCAAATTTTTTCAACATTTCATTTAATTCACTTCCTCCACCCATTTGCTTCATTTTTGCTAAAATATCAGTAGCTTCCTTCATAATCTCGTCTTTTGATATTTCACCACTGTCCATTTTATTTTTTAATTTATCGCCAACGGTTTTCACTAAATCCATCATTTTTTTTGGATTTTTCATCATTTTCTTTAATACATCTTGTGTGGTATGTTCTGTATTTTCACCATTTGTTGCAAAATCTTCGCCCAATATATTCGAAAATTCTCCTGATATTTCTTCTGCTAACTCCTTTGCTAATGTTCCAATTTTACCATCAAACAATCCTCTTAAATGTTCATGTAGTTCTTCAATATTTGGCATTCCGTCTTTTGCATCAAACTTAAACTCATGTTTTTGTTCTTCGGAATCGCCATCTGTAGCTTCTTTATTTTCTGCATCTAAATTAACACCCATATTTTCAAAGAAATTAGTTATCCCTTCCATTGTATCTTTTAATTTTTCTTGTAAATCATTTTCGTCAATACCATCAAACATATTTGCAGTATCCCCAAAAATCGATTTATCTTTCACTGAACCAATGACAGTAAATAATAACAACTGTAAATATTTCCAAATGGTCTTTTTTGTATTTTCACTTACTCCTTGACAGTTATATAATAACTTAAAATCAATATTTGGTAAGAAAACAGCGTTTGTTTCATTAGTTGGTTCGAATATTTCTACATTTTGGTATAATATATCAAAAAAACGCTCCGGAAAACTTGTTAAACAATGTTCGAATAATTCCTTATATACGTTTTCATCACAAGTTTTCCATCTATCCCATAAATAAGAATATTCTGGAAAAGTAATTGATAAGTCATTGGTAAAATCTACTATAATAGATTTGAAATTTTCAGGAATTATAACTTCTGTCATTTATAACTTTTCGAAATAAATTTTTATATAGTATTGTAGAAAAATACTTTAATTTGGATTACGCACATTTTTTGTATTATTATAATTCATCGGCGATCGCGAAAAGACCGAACCCGGCTGCGAGCCCGGCTTCTTCTTTAGCGGCAGCTTTGACATTTTGCTGAATGTCAAAGTTAGCTAATATCGCAAATGCATCATCGGTATCTTTTACTGGGTTATATGTTGATCTATCCAATATGACTGTGTTGTTTATATTTTGGTAGTTGTTTTCTGTAATATATAATTTTTCATTATCGTTGGACAATATTCCTGAATTAATTTTATAATAAACAGGCTTAATATTCAAATTCTTTATATTTTCCAAAGTGCGCGTTATTACATACCATAACCAATTATTATTTTTTTTTATTTTCACAATGCTATTAACAACATATTTATCAATTTTCATTGTGATATCAGCAGGGGTATTTGCATTTTTATCCAGATAAAGAAAAAATTTCGGGGTTATTATTTGGTCGGTGTTTTTTACAAATAAAAAATTATTTGGTGTAAAATAGTTTATTTTATATTCTTTATCTTTAACTTTAACCTTTGTTTCATAATAATATTCTTTAATATTTTTATCTTCTCCAATTATATTACCTAAAATATTACCTAAAATATTACCTCCATATATTCGTTTTTTAGTTTTTCTTTGTTTTTTTACTTTTCTTTGTTTTTTTACTTTTCTTTGTTTTTTAGATTTTTTTCCACCAGCAGTATTTCTAGTTAATTCATCGGATGATTGTATTCGATTTGGAGGTAAAGTTTCGTAATATTTTTCTTCATTATTCGCAAAATTTGCCATATTATATATATATATATATAAAATTGATTTTTTTATGAACAATATGTAATGAGTAAAATACAAGAAAACTTTTATTGAAAATGTATAAAATAAACCGATGGAT